GTTACTTTTGATGAGCGCATTCTTTACTGCCCTCATGGCGACCGTCTCGAGTATTGTTTTTCTTGCAATTTCGATGACTGGCTGGACCATGCAGGTGGTGTCTACCCTACGACTCCTCAGTTCAATGAGGACTAGTCCTTCTATGATGTGGATCAAGGAGGATGGTCTGTTTGGTTCGATTGTCCAAATTAAAGACCTTAGGGATGATACAGCTTCTGCTGTTGAGATGCGTCATGCTCGTGATGTACTTGTCAAGTATAGTGTTATTCGTCCATGGTGGCTTTTGCGTGTGTTCTTCGACTTTCTCCGGTGCAGTTTAGTAATGGTCTGTTCGGTGATTTTATACCTGCCTTTCTGGGATACAGTTTTGGCAAGGTTAGAGACGGTCGAAGTAGTCCAGTTCTTCAAGCGGTGGAGTGTCAATGTTGAACTCCATGTGTCAAGTGGATTAGTGAGGCAAGTTAATGTTGCCCGCAACACACCAACCTCGTTAGAGCTAAAAGATGTGGCTGCAATGGTCGAACGTGCAGCTGCCAACGAGGGTTATACTAATGTGTCTTCCTTTGAGACACACTGCACCGCCAACAATCTTCGGTTAAATTCCGCTCGTTATGTTTCTGCACTCCACCAGCAATATGTGGAGGAGATGCAGGACATGGGTTTTTAACGCCCCAACAGTCGGGGCGATTGCTGTTGTACGGATACCGGTCTAATGAGGGTGTAACGCCGAAATTGGGTCCAACTGCTGATGATCTGTCTGCTGTGGTCTACGAGTCTCCTATTCGTGACCAGCCAGTGGCGGTCGCGTTGGATGTCGTGATTTCGGGGGCTGTGCCGCCTCATCCGTGTCAATTCGACACAGCAACGGCTGTTTGTGGAGTAGCGAAGAGGTTGGGAAGGGCTCTGCCCAAAATTAATCGGAAGACGTTGAAGCGTTTTGGTTCCTTCGTCCACATGTGGCTAAGGAAATTCCTTCGACCCTTAGCCCTGAACCAGACCATGCCCTTTTCGGTCTGGGTGATGTCGAGGCCTTACTCGCTGGCTAGAAAGCGAGAACTGATCCGTAAGTATCTGGAGGTAGTCAGCATTGAGGACCGCAACAAACGGTATTTTACGCTCAAGTGTTTTGTCAAGGATGAATTCTACCCAGAGTACAAGCATGCGCGAGGTATTTACTCGCGTAAGGACGAGTTTAAAGCTTACACCGGACCGTGGTTTAGTGCAATCGAGGCAGTTCTGTTCCAAATGCCTTGGTTCATTAAATACGTGCCGGTGTCTCAACGTGCTGAACACGTCCGTAATGTCTTGGAACGAGTGGGTGCAACCTATGTTTATACAGATTACACTGCTTTTGAGTCGTCGTTTGTCTCCGAGTTCATGGAGGTCTGCGAGTTTCAGCTCTATCGTTATATGGTTACGGGAATTCCAGAGGGTCAGTTGTTTTATAAAGTCCTTTGCCAGGCGTTGTTGGGTGATCAAACCCTGAACTTTAAGGAGTTTACCGCATGGTTAAAGGCTAGGCGTCAAAGTGGGGAGATGTGCACTTCGTTGGGTAATGGTTTCACTAACCTGATGATCTATCTTTTTGCGTGTTACGAGGA